TTACTCCGGAAATGGGTACTCTTAACGGTGTTGTTAAGGTCTTCTGTGACCAGTATGCTGTTGACGAATTCGGTGCAAACGACAACGGTGAAGTTCTCTTAGCATTTAAGGGCTCTAGCCTCTATGATGCAGGTGTTATCTTCTGCCCATACGTTACCGGTGTTGTCAACCAGGCTATCGATCCTAACGACTTCTCTCCAAGAGTTGGTATCATGAGCCGTTATGGATTTGCTCATAACATGCTCGGTGCTGAAAACTACTACCGTCTCTTGAAGTTCAATGGACTCTTTGCAGATGCTCCAGAAGCTCTCGTTTGGTAATCTGGTAATTGAAATAACGATTTAAAAAATGCAGGTTGACGAAACCTGCATTTTTTATTATATTTTATTTTATAAATAACGTGCTAGGTGCTGAATATGGATATTGAAAAATTAAAATGTAAAGAATGCGGTCAGGAATTTACAAAAATTGATTGTGTAACCCGTCATGCAAAGATGGTTCATAAAATGGAGCCTAAAGCATATTATGATAAATGGTTTAAGAAAGAAGGCGAAGGTATCTGTAAATGTTGTAGTGCAGAAACAAAATATTGGAATCTCGAGCACGGTTATCGCGAATTTTGTTCTCGTAAGTGTTTTTGGAAAATAACAACTCAGTTAGAAACAGTAAAAGAAAAACGTAAACAGACATGTAAAGAAAAATATGATTCTGAAAATTACATGCAGTGTTCAGATTTTAAGAAAAAGTCCGAACATACTAATATTAAAGAATACGGTGTAAAGAATGCTGGCGGTTCTGCAGAATCTATAAAGAAAATTAAAGCAACAAAACTTGCTAATCATGGTAATGAAAATTATAATAATATGGAACAGACTTATGCGACAAAAGAATTAAAGTATGGTAATAAGTATTATAATAATTTTAAACAGACATGTAATACAAAAAAACAAAGATACGATGATCCATATTATAATAATTTTAATAAAGCATTAAAAACAATGAATGAACATTATAATACAATAGGTGCTTTATCGCCAACACAAATACCAGAATTAAAAAAGAAGATTTTGGGTAATGCTAATAATATGACACGTGGTGAAAAAAAAGTTTATGAATTTCTTAAAAATCGTAAGTTTGAGTTTGAATACGGTTACGAGCTTAATGGAAAATCATTTGATTTTGCTATTTTTGATAATAGTGAACTTAAACTTTTGATTGAAATTGATGGTATTTATTATCATGGTTTAACAGAAGACAGTAATGGTAAGCATGTTCGCGGTGAGAACGATTGTGAAAGATTTAGTAAAGTACCTGAAAATGTGAAGTATATTGTTTGCGACGATAATAACATCGAAAAATGTTTTGACGAAATTACGAAAATATATGATATGGATTATGAAGATTGGGTTAAATCTATTATTGATGATTTACCAAAAGAATTTCCATATCCGAAATATACAAAAGAACGTTTAGAAAAAGACTGGAAACATTTGCAGGAATGGGAATGGAACAAGAATTCTTATGTAGGTTCTAGTATTGTTCGTCATTTTCATGAAAGTATTTGGGAAGCGCATGTAGGAAAAAATATAAGTCCTGTAGAATGCTGGTATAATAAAGAACTTCTTGAAAAAACCGTAAAAAATAGAATGATTTATAGTTCTAGACTTAGTTCACAATCAATTATTGATGGTTTTAATATATGTAAAATTGCGCCAAAAGTTTCTGTGTTTAATCCTATGTTGGCCAAATATTTAATTAAAACATATCTTAATGAATTTTCTGAAGTATTTGATCCATTTAGTGGATTTAGCGGTAGAATGTTAGGCTGCTGTGCATTAGACAAAAAATATATTGGTCAAGATATTAATATGAAACATGTAATTGAAAGTAACCAGATAATCGATTATTTAAAATTAAATGCAACAGTAAAAAAACAAGATATTTTTATAGATCAGGGTAAATATGAGTGTTTGTTTACATGCCCGCCATATGGTTTAAAAGAAATATGGAATGAAAGTGAAACTAATTATACTTGTGATATGTGGATTACACAATGTATAACAAGATATGACTGTAAAAAATATTTATTTGTTGTAGATTCATCTGAACAATACAAAGATTATGTTATTGATGAAATTACAAATAGTAGTCATTTTGGCATCAGAAAAGAATATATTATATTAATTACTAAATAATGAATACAGGTCTTTATAGCCTGTATTTTTATTTAATAATAAATAATACATATGAGATTTAAGGATTTTTACAATTTAAATGAAAGCATTTATGCAAATGTTCCTAAGCTTAAAAAATTATTTAATCTAGCATTAGATGGTGGAAACTTAGATGATTATCTTAGGGTTGATAGATATGCACCAGAAGAATTAATACTCATTTCACCTATAATTTTAGATGAAATAACAGAAGAAGAAGTTATAAAGATTTGCGATTCTGCAGGTTTTTATTGTAGTATTCATCACAATGATAAAGGAAAACCTCTTCCTTTTGATCCTATTTATATTACACCAAAGAACCAGAAAGAACCATTAAAACTTGGTAATCAAGAATATTATCATTGTTCATTAGCTGCAAATTTAGATAAATCCGGAATACGTTTAAAATCAAGAAAAGTAGATAATGATTATGATGTATATGAAGATAGAATTTATCTTGCACCAGTAGCATTGTTTAGTAACCCACAAGAATTAATAGACATGGTTGCATCAGAACATAATTGTAATAAATCAGAAATCTGTGTATATAAAGTAACATTACCTAAAGGATATGAAGTCTATCAAGACCCAACTAAGCGTGAAGCAGTATATGTAACCAATGCAATTCCACCTAAATATATTACGAAATTAAATCTATAAACTTTTATACAAGAATTACCAAAAAATTTTTATAAATAAAATAGGTGTATGGGAATGGTCCCGTGCATAGGAAAATTTAGGAGAAATAACCATGAAACGTAGAGAAGACATTTACAATTTGGGTAATGATTACTTCCAGAAGACCGACGTCTACTTTGTAACTGCTGATGATGCTGCTGCTGATGCTGCTGGCATTTCTGGTTACAAGGCATATTCTGACGGTTTGTTCCACTTCACTACTCAGCCAGTTTACGAACTTTCTGGTGGTGTTAGTGCTCTCAACAAGAGAATCTTCAACTATCTTCCACAGTCTGCTTGGGCAGAACCTGACTTCGAAGGCGCATCTGCATTTACTGCAATTAACGACGCTTCTGCTGTCTTGAGCCCAGACTATGCAACTGGTATCGTTGTCGGTCTTAATGGCACCGAAACTGTTGATAAAGAATGGAAGAAGCCAGAAGACTAATCATTAACAGATTATAAACAATTTAAAAGACCTTAGAGTAAAATCTAAGGTTTTTTATTTTAATAATTCTTCAATTTTTTTATCAACTTTATAATTTTCTTTTTCCATCATACCATCCATTGCCCAGGAAATATCTTTATTAAATTCTTCATCGTTAAAAACATATTTCTTGAATAGACGAGAACGTCCAGCATTGAAATGTATATAGCATATTAGTTCATTAGAAACTATAGAAATATTACCGAAAAGATAATGACGATTAAAGCCAATAAGATACATATATTGCGAAATACGACAAGAATAAAGCTTATATTTCTTTATTATGTCAATAATATCTTGTTCAATATATATTCTCTGCATATTTTATATATTAAAAACCGGAACGTTAATTCCGGTTTTATTTTTATATAATATTTTATTAGCGTCTATTTCTGTGATAAGCGGATTGTCTTGTTCCTGCAGCAAGATCCATGTTAGAACCACCGAACATAGTGCCTTGTAATACGAAAAGAACAGCAGTTGCAGTTTTTGCAGCTTGAATTCTAGCACTTAAAGTTTTATAATATTTGTCGCCGGTTACTTCATGTGCTTTTTCAAGAAATTCTGCTTTTGCAACTTCAAGACCTACTTCATTAGCAAGTTTTGTAAAGTAATCATCTTTAATATAATCTGCGCAGAGTTGAGAAAGTGGAGTTCCGCCAGCAGTTCCAAAACCTTCATCTAATGTTATAGCTTCATCTAATGTCATGCCTTCTAAGTCAAGGTCATCTTCTAAAGCTTCGTCAACTTTGTCTTTCTTCTTTGCCCAGAAAGGAACAAAATCGGATTTCTTACCTTTCTTCTTACTTTTCTTTTTCTTACCATCACAACCACAGCAACCTTCATCAAGTTCATCATCATCTTCAATTTCTTCGTCTTCGCGAATTAATTGATAACCAGCTTCTTCAGCAATACGTATTGCCTCTTCGAGTTCTCCACGAACAGCCCTGACGATATCTTCGTAATATTCGTCCACAGTCTTGCCGGGCTCATACGCATAAAGAGCTTTACCCATTCCCGTATAATTGATATTGCCGTATTTCTGTATATAACGACCGATTGCGCGGTAAAATGCATCGCAGTCCTGTTTTTCGACCTGTATATTCCAACCGCGATCGGCGACAGTATCTTCTGTTACGATACGCTTTGCTTCTTCACGAGCAACACGTTCACGGAAAGATTCGCCTTCTGAATTCTTGACGACGTGATAACCTTTATCTTCTACGATTTTTTTAGCTTCTAAAAATGTCATATTAAAGTCCTTTAATTGTTATTTATATTATTTATAACTTCATAATTCCGAAAAATTTAAATATTAAACCATAAATAATAAAGATACAAATTAGAATGGACTGGATTCTAATTATAAATATGATAAGATTTTAAGGTAGTAATATACCATTTATTGTCCTATTTAGAACCAGTCCTTCTAAATAGGACTTTAATTATGGAATCAAAGTGTAAAATTTGTAGTAGAGAATTTAATAATATAAATGGATTATTGCTTCATTTAAGGCATTCACATAAGCTTGATAAAAAGAGTTATTATGATATGTTTTTTAAAAAAGAAAATGATGGTATATGTCCAGTATGTGGTAAAGAAACATCATTTTATAGTTTACGTAAGGGTTATTTAAAATATTGTTCTAATCAATGTGTTAATAATTCAAATGAAGTTAAAAATAAAATTATACAAACATGTTTACGAAAATACGGCAGTAAAAATCCAATGCAATCTGATATCATTAAAGAAAAATTAAAACAATCAAATTTAGAAAAATATGGTGTTATAAGTACATTAGAATTAGATGAAAATAAACAAAAAGCAAGGCAGACATGTATAGAAAAATATGGTGTTGAATATCCAGCACAAAAGAAAGAAATATATGAAAAAGTTAAAAATACTTGTATAGAACGGTATGGCGTTGATAATTATTCAAAAACAGAATCTTTTAAAGCAACGTTAAATAATATAACTATTGAACATTATATGCAAAATGTATCAAAATATGGTAATATTCTTGAATATTCAAATAATGAAAATTATATAAAATTTAAATGTAATAAATGTAATAATATTACTACTAGTAATAGGTTGACATTTATGGGTAGGGCATTATATAGAAATACAAATCCATGTTTGATTTGTGAACCATTGTATAAAAGAACATCGGTCGGCGAAAATGAATTATTTATGTTTATTTCAGAACATTATAATGGTAGAATAATTAAAAATGATCATGTGACATTAGTTAATAAAGAACTTGATATTTATTTACCAGATTTAAAACTTGCATTTGAATATGATGGAACATTTTGGCATGCAGATCCAAGATTTTATAATGAAAATGATATTATAATTAATAATTTAACAGCAAAAGATATGTGGGAAAAAGATAAAATAAAAGATAAAATCTGTATAGAACATGATATTAAATTAATTAGAATTAAAGAATATGATTGGTATAAAAATACAGAAATTATCAAGGAAAACATTATAAATATATTAAAATAATAGGAGTTTATAATGGACGCTAAAAAATTATTAAATGAAGCAGCAATTTCAGAAGCAAAGGTCCTAAATGAAGAAACAAATGGTATTAAACATATGTATATTTCTGGACCTTTCTTGCAAGCGGTAGATATCAATAGAAATGGCAGAATTTATCCACGTGAAATTATTGAAAGAGAAGTAAACAAATTTCAGGCATTAATAGAATCTCGTGAATCAATCGGAGAATTGAACCACCCCGAAAGTATAACTATTGATCCTGAACGTAGTTGTATTTTGGTAACTGAATTAAAGATGGACGGTAATCTTGCAATCGGTAAGGCTAAAGTTCTTACTACCCCATGTGGAAAGATTCTTGAATCACTTTTGAATGATGGTGTTCGTATGGGTGTTTCTTCTCGTGGAACTGGTAATTTGACTGAAGGTAATATGGTTGCAGATGACTATTCTCTTGCAACAATTGATGCTGTTTATATGCCATCTGCTCAGGTTGCTTATGCTGATGCAATGTATGAATCTGTTCAATATGCTTCTAAGTGGGTTCTTAATGAAGCAACTGGTCTCTATATTGAAAAGAGAGAAAAAGTTGACGAAGCTACTAAGGCGTTCAATAAAAAGGTTGATGATATTGGTTCTAAGATTATCGTTGAAGCCTTCAAGGATTGGTTAAAATCTATTTAATACATAATAGGTATTTATAATGGAAGATGAAAATACAATAGTAAACAATAATACAAATAATGTATTAAGAAATGAAGATTCTGAAATATATATTGATATTCCTACTGATATGGATATGTTATATAATGGAGAAATAGAATGAATTACGGACCAATTACTATAACAGAAGATTCTCAAGGTAAGCACGCTATTATAAATGGTGAATATAATGGAACAGATCCGTTAAATGTATTCGAAGATATTGCTGTTGATGATATTGTATTTAATAGGTCATTTCCTATAAATACATATGCAACGATTGTATTGCCATTTGACATAAATACCGCGGATACTACAGGCATTGCGGCAGTTTTAATTTATAATGGTATTAAAATAGTGGATGGCGAACGACGGATAAATATGAAAGTTATATATGCAACACCAGAATATGCAGCAGAACATGGTTTGTCTAATTTTGATGATATCGAGTTAACTGCATATACACCTTATGTATTTATTATGAATAATGCAACATTTGGAATAAATGCTCCGGCAACAATTAAAAAAATGAAAGAATCGATTACTAGTAAAGATGGTTGGGCACTCAGAGGAACATTACGTATGCATAGATGGACAACAGATGATGTTGAAATGGGTGTTGCATATGGTTTTTCTGGTAGTAGTGCTGAAAGTATTGAAGTTGGCGATTTTGTAAAAATAGGAGATGGGGCATATATACGCTCTTTAAGAGCATATATAATAAAAACGCCATTACCAAAAAAATTACCAACAGAATAATATTAAAATGAAGGTTATTAAACCTTCATTTTTATATAGACGCTTTTTCACAAAATACGTTATGGTCCCAATATTGAATCGCATTAGAAAACCATTCAACTTGTTCCATGGAAATTGGCGTATATCTGTGATAGTCAGTTGCTAAATCAAACCCGTTTTTCTTTGCAAATGCCCTTCCATGTATATGTCCATAAAGAACTATACTATCTGGATAACGTGGATGGGTTTTACCTTCATCAGGTTCATGAATAACATGATAAGTTTTTTTATTATGTTCAAATGTAGCTTTAGAAACAACGTCTATATGTCTATCCTTTAATTCTGAAACAATTTTATTAATATCTGTTTCTAATTTCCTGTCATAATTACCCATGACCAAAATAAGTTGTTTATAATTTAAATCAGAAATAATATTTTTCATTGTAGATATATCACCAAAATCACCAGCATGATAAACAATATCGTTCATTGTAACAATCTTATTCCAGTTGCTAATCATTTCCAAATCCATTTCAAAAATATTAAGAAATGGTCGTCTGGAAAGTTCTAATGTTCTTTCTTGAGAAAAGTGAGTATCGGATGTGAAGAATGTATCAGTCGGGGATTTTTCAAGTTTCTTGACGACATGTTTTAAGAGTTCTTCAAGATTATTCCAATACTTGATTTTCTTCATATCAAGTCTGCACTTAAGATAATCATTCTTTTCTGCCCAGTCTGGAAAACCACAATAAACTCCTGGTTTATCGAACCAATCGCCAAATTCAATATTGGTTGTAAATGCAGGATGTTTCTTTTTAATATCTCTCGCAACCCAAAAAACAATAGCCGAAGCTTTCTTCATTGCAATATATTCCCAAGTGGTCTGCTTAAGTAATGCTTTATCACCATACTTTTCACGAAGCTTCATGAAATCTGGATTTGTTGGATTAATAATCTTACCAGTAAAACCTATCTTTTCAAGAAATTCAATCGCTTCATTTCTCCAGTCATCTTCATAATTTTCTCTAGGACAAGGACCTGCAAGAAAGATAGAATTATTCATATCTCCAGATAATTGTTCTTCTGGTTCCATATTATAATTAACTTGTATTACATTCATATTTTCCTTTAATATTTCATAATACAAATATAGAAAAAGACTATCATAAGACAGTCTTGTGTAAATTTTATTTGATTTTTGTTATTATAGCGGGCCGCGTTTGCGTGTTACATATTGTTAAAGCTTTACATTGACATATCTGGAATGGTATCTACTGGATCTTCATTTTCGATATAGCCTTGGAAATTACAAGCTTCGCAACCTTCACCACCGCAATCTGGACAAATACATACTTCTTGATCACAGCAACATTCATCGCCAGTTTCACAGCAGCATTCATTACCATCACAATTGAGTCCACATTCCTTTAAGAGATAATCTTGGAATTTTTTGGAATCAAAAACAGGATGTTTACCAGAATATTTCTTAGATTCCTTAACGAAGCGTAAACCGTTTGCATTAACAATTTTCTTTGCTTCTTTGAGTTTTTCTTCTGGGGTCATTTCTTTTGATTCAGAAACTTGCTTATCTATTTTTTTAACGAGATGATAGCCATTCTTCTGAACAATCTTAACTGCATCTTCAAATTTCATTTTAAATTCTCCTTAGGTAAATTTTAAAAGTAATCCGTATTCGTTCTCTAATTTCTGAACGGTATCAGACATTAGGTTATTCAATGCAACTTTGCTCTTGAATTGTTCAGATAGTTTCTCAACTTCATCAATATAGAAGCGAAGTTTTCTAAGTGCATTTTCTTTATTGTAAATTTCGTCAGATATGAGATAGCTCTTTGAAGTAACCTTGAATTCTGTTCCAGTAGCCAAGACGATTTCAACGAGTTGATCTGCAAAATCTCTAATTGTTTCGTATACTGTCTGGAAATGTGTGTGATGGAAACCAGAATCACATGACCAGTGGAAAATGTGGACCTTATTAGCAAATGTAAGAGAATCTACAGCAAATGTATATAAATTCTGATATTCTGCTTCATTTATTCCGGCTAAATATGAAATAAAATTTTCTGTTTCTCCCATAAAAATCCTTTAAATATTTATAATTTATATATTTTATATTTCTGTATTTTGTTGTTTTTTCATTTCTTCTTTATATTTTTTCTGAAAATTCATTTTTTCTTTTTTTGGTAAATTTGCGGCACCAACAGAGAAATTTATCCCTCTAAATTCCGCTGCATTTCTTTTATTTTTATTTTCTTCTTCATCGAAATCACGTTTTGCAGAAAGATATGCCCATTGATTTAAAGTAAGACCATTTTCATTTATTTCGCCATTAATATATTTTGTTCCGGTATCATTAGAATAGCTATTAACCGCTGTTTTTTTAGATTGATTGGTTTTTTCTGGCTGCATTGTTTCGTTATGATTTATTTCTGTAATATTAGCAGTCAATTCCTGGTTAATTGCATCCACTCTAGCGTCATGACGTTCTTTAAGTCCTTGCCAATCTTTTTTGTTGACAATTTTTTGTGCCATAGAGCGTTCTTTTTCTGTATAACCAGCATCATATGTTTTACCAAATCTAGGTTTACCATTATCAAGTTCACCACGCATCATTCTATATGCCAATTCATCAACTCTTTCTTTGCTTGATAATTTTGACAAGTCAACTGGATTTGGTGTATTGTTTGATTTGATTAAAACATTATTTAATACAAGTTCTGTATCATTATTTTTAGGTGTTCCAGTCGGTATTTGTGCAGTAGCATTGAATTCGTTCTTTAAATCATTATTGCTATCTGAGAAATTATTAACCTGTTCTGGCGTATTGGCAATTTCAGGTAATTTTACTTCTTCATTTAATTTTTCATTATCATTTATAACAGTATTTTCGGTAATACTGGTTATAATTTCTTTTTTATATTCATTTTCTTCGCCAGTAATGACATAAAAAGAACGGTATGCAAATTTTAATGACCATTTTGCCAAATCTGTTGAACTGTAATCAAGGTCATATTTTGTATAATCAGTTAATTTTAAATCTTTAAAGACATATTTTAAATAAACTGTATCAAAAATATTACTAAAAACATATATTATCAATTCCGGTATATAGTCGTCGAGCTTATATTCGAATGTATTTTCATCGAATAATTTTGACAAAAATAAATTTACGATATTATTAATGGCAAGGGATGTATTTTTTTCTGAATTTACATAATGTTCTATAACTTCTATTTCCAAGTCATCTAATGACGTTGGGTCCATATAAATAAAACTTTTGCTGTTATTACCATATTCAAAAATGTCTTCTTTTATTTTATATGCTGGTAATTTTACAGAAGTGCATTCATAAAGTTCTATTTCGTTATTTTCTGGAATGGCTATATCTAACGCATATTTGTTTTTTATATTGTTTCTGCTTTTTGAAAAATCGTAATCAGCAAGTTTTATTTTAACTTGATACGAATCGCTCAATTTAATTGTTTTGCCAATATCTTTATCGTTTAAATAGCTATATACGTTACATAAACCCATACATTATTTATAAATAGTATATGGATTCAAATAACCTCAATAAATGCTTAAACGACTATTGGACAGATAAAAAATCTGGAAAACACAATGAACTTGCTAAACAACATGGTATGCTTTTATTAAAAAATTTGAAAGTTGAGCCAGAAGATTTGTTTGAACAAGTTAATGAAAATATATTTAAATTCCAAACATTTCCTTTAATTCCATGGAAAGATTTTTTAATCAGAGCTAAATTGGCAGAATATTTAAAACCCGAATATATTAAAGACGCTTTAGAAATTACATCTTTGAGACCAGCTATTGGTAAAGGTGAATTTCTTTTTGTAAGTTGTTTTTCTAATTTGGGATTTAGTTCTGGCAAGGGTGATATTATAGATTTAAATACTGGAAAAATATGTGAATTTAAAGGGATTCGCTCTACATTATCTGGTGATAATAAAATTTATAAGCAGATGAATAAATCACTTATTTATTCAATATTTTCATTATTCGAAACAAGTGCGGAATATGACCATTTTAATCGCGATTGTGCAGCCAAATTAGACGATTTATTGAAAGATAGACCAAATTTATTGGTTAAAGTTTTGGAGCGTTTACAGAACGTTTCTGTGCCAAATACGAAGATTTCACATGCATTTGTAGATTTATATAATATAAAGCATGATTTATTCAATGTTGTTGGTGCAATGCAACTTTTTATTTATATGTTAATTCAAAAAGCCTCATATATATTATTGACAAATAATGATGGTTTTTGTTGTTATGAAAGACCACAGACACCAATGGAAGCATTTAAAATTATAAAAGAATTAAAGTTATCTAGTTGGCAAACCGGTGATTATGGAATGACTATAGGTATATAATGTCTATCGATAATATATTAGATTCATCTAGTGCAGGACAAACTTCGCCATCAGCTTCGGTAAATAATGTTATCGAAGTCTTATATGGCAGTGATGATCCTAAAAAAGCATATCAGATTCCAAATGCTAAGATTTCCAAAATAGAAATAAAAGAAAGTTTTTTTATTAAATTACCGACTATGAAGCTTCTTTTAAATGATACTGGAACATTTTTTAATGATGTTGGTTTTCAAATCGGTAATATAATTAATATAAAAATAACGCCAGTCATAAAAAACTTGGACAGTATTCCAAAACCTTATGTAAATTCAAAATTCGTAATTCAGGCAATTAATTATTATTTTGAAGCAGACAAAAATAATTATATTTATGAAATAAGCGGAATGTATGCGGCAGAAAAATATTTAAACGATATTTGTGTTTGGCCAATAACTGAAATAGATGCATTAAATTTGGATAAACAATATACTAGTGAACAGGCACTCAATCTTATTTGTACTAGGGGTGGTTTAAAATTTGTTTCTGAACTAAAATCTGCGCCGGATGATAATATGGCCTGGTTAAATTCCAGTTTATCATATAGTGAATTTGTAGATAAAATTGTAAAACATGCATGGATTGCAGATGACGATATGCCTTTAATGTTTGTCGATAAAGATGGTGTTGCACATTATAATTCAATAAATAATATTTGTGATAATAGTATTAAAGCAGTATATATTCAAAATACGTTATATGATATGAAATATCGTAATAAATCGAAATTTCAATTAAAAAAACCGTCTGGTTATAGAACATATAATAGTGTTGAATTTAAGAATATGGGATTTATACAAAATCAGGGTGCATATGGCATAAAAACAAGAATATATAATCCATATAACACAAAAGAATTAAACCTTATAGAATTCACCCCGTTTATTCCAACAAATCCAGCAGCAGTGACATTAAATGACGTATGTTTGAGAGAAAAAGAATTTCATGATAATAAGATGAGAATTGCAAATATTTCTAATAAATCACCTGGTCAAACAGATAATTTTAGATATTCATTTGCAAAGATGCATTTTAAGCAAACACATGCACATTATGATTATGCACCACAACATAATGAAAGTATAAAGCGTTCATTTTACCAGCAATTTGCATTCTTGACTGTTGATGCAGTTAATCAACCAGATTATGAATATGAACCGCAACAAAAAATATCATTAGGTGATAAGATTACGATAAGGACAGATTCAGTTGCGAATCAGGGATCTATTCAATCTGGAAATTTTATTGTAACCAGTTTATTACATACATTTTTTGTTAATTCTAATTATACAGTAATAATTACTGGAGTAAATGACGGTATTAATGGTGTTGGTCAATTAAAAAAAGAAAGCGCATTAAATAAAAATAGGTAAACTTATGGAAACAACAATAGATGAACTTTTTAGGGATGCGGTCGAGTCAGTAGATGCTGGTTTTAGTCAGCAGTTGGCTGGAACATATGAAAAATTTAACCAGGACGATAATAGTAGATGGACTGGAAAGGTTGTTGACAATAACGATCCTGATAAATTGGGTCGCGTAAAAATTATTGTATTTGGATATTATGACGATTTGGCAGAATTCGCATTGCCTTGGGCAATTCCAGATTTAAATTATATTGGCGGGTCAAACGGTAATTTTGTTATACCGGAAATAGGTACTTTTGTCAGGGGATATTTCGATCAGGGTGATATTCAAAAACCTGTTTATGATTCTATTGCATTTAGCGAAATGACTGCAAAAAATGTCACAAAAAATTTGACAATTAATAAATTGGAAGATTACCCGCATAAAATGGTTTTAATGGAAACAGATCAGGGTGATTATATGACATTAAACAGAAAGGATGGAGAAACTATTTTTCATCATAGAACTGGTTTGGTTATAACTATAGGTGGTGATGGTTCATTGACAATAAATACAGGTATGAATTATAAGGATAAAGGCAAATTTGTAATCAATTGTTCCAATGATACTGAAATAGAAACAAATGGTAATTTAAAATTGACTGCTGTCCAGGGTAATATAGATATAGATGCTAAGGTTGGTATGGTAAATCTTGGTAAAAATGTAAATAAACAATTAGTTAATAATTTACCAATATGCCCTATCACAGGATTACCACACTGTGTAGGAAATACAAATGTTACATGTTAAATTTGACTTTATAAATATTATATGTTAGATTTAGATAAAAATTCAGATTATATTTGGTTACATAACGGCAAAATAGACAGCGAATATTATGATTTGGCTGCAGATTTAGAAAATGTCGAACTTTGGAACAAAGATGCATTGGATCAGATGATTGAAATGGTTATCGTTACTGAACCATTTGAGCGATTATTTAATCTAGCATTTGGTTCTCCGTTATATCAAATATTATTTGATAATTTTTCAAATTTAGATACAATAATATCTACTGTGTTTGACACTATTGAATATTGGGTTCCAGTTACAATAGATCGTTCAAATGCAGAAATAGAAGCAGATCCGGATAATAATACATTATTGTTTAAAATTCCGTATGTATCGACAAATGGATTAATTAGTGGTATTTTCGCAAGACGTATATCAAGGTAATTTTTAATGAATAATGAAAACGGTAATTTTTTTGTAGGACCAAGATATGAATATGATAACAAAACTGGTTTATCACATTTTATTTTGTCTACTGTAGAAAAAAATACTACAAAAATTTTACAGTTGCATGGTTTATTATCAGAATTACCAGAAATATCTTTTAATATTAATTATGAAGATAGCCCAGGTAATGAATGGCAAGATATATTGTCAAAATTTATGGCTAATGATTTAATAAGCACTTTTAATGCTATTGGTGCAAAAGGTAATAATTTTAGAAATTTTGTAAAAGCGGGAACTTGGACAAAACAAGTGTATGCTGGATATTCACCAACTACAATTCCATTAAAATTTAGAATATACAATCGTGATACATTAGGACAATCCAGCGTAATAGCATGGAAAAATGCATTAAGAGATTATGCTGCTATAGCAGAATCTAGTGTATTTTCGTCAAATGTTGCTTCAGAAAATATAATTGGCGCTGTAGAAAATGCATATAATAGTGGACAGACTACCGCTAATATAGCTAACAATTTTGTTAATTTATTTAATAATAAAAATATTGCTAATACTACAGGTAATACTGGTGATAGAAATGATGATGAATTTACTTCTAAAGAAGCAAAAATTTTAAAATCAATGCAACAAGTAAATACTATACTTAATTCAATAACTGATGTAGACAATAATTATAAAATGACTTTAAGCGTATCTCACTTAAGGAAAAGCGATGATTATACAGAAATAGTATTTTCTGCTTCTCTCAGTCAAGTTAAAACCGGTATGCCCAACGAGGTTAAAATCGAAAATAAAAAAGTTGGTGTTTCCTATGCGAAAACCAATGATGGTCGTGTAGATCCTAGTAAATTGATTTTTGAATATTCAGATTTAGAAAACGCTATAAATGAATTTAAAAATAAATGTAAAGGTGACTTAAGAACTATAGCGGAAAATACTTTTACCGATAGTTTTTTAGAAAAAATTAAAACAAAAATGGAAGAACCATTATCAAGTATAACCAATGAAGAATTGGAAATGTCTAGAGCGGTTGAATCATTTAAAACTATGGCAGATGAACTTGGTAATGTGCTTGTAGATAAATACGGCCCAAATCGTGTATATGAATCGATGAACAGAGAAAATCGCTTGGGGGCTAAATTATGGCATTTAAATATTTTTAACAATGTAATATTTAATCCAGCAAGACCATTAGTTGTCTATATTTCAAAATGGAGTTATAAACCATCTGAAGAAATGGATGGCAATAATCCAGTTTATTATGATTTTGATATAGAATGCGCAATGGATCAGGTTTATTCAAGAAATACATGGTTTGATATATTAAATACTAATCATGTAACTAAATTTTTAGATGAAGAAGAATTATAATAATATTCTTGCTAAATCTTTATTTGATAATACATATTGTGTTTGTAAAGATATATTAAAGTCTACATATATAGGGTTATTGTCAAATGTAACTTGTAAGGCTGGTTTAAAAGACCATGATTTCAATAACCATTTTATAGTTGAATCTTTTTTGATTAAATTATTGATGCCAATTTCAATTAATGGACAACCACCAACATTATCAAGGCCCATATCACCAAGACTATCTATATAATGTAAAAAATCTTCTTTGGTTTCTGTAAATATTTGACTTCTAAAATCAACATCACTTTTTGACAACTGTTCGGTTAATTTATTTACTAACTTACCGCCTTCTTGCCCTTTTTTATATGACTGTCTCCAGCTTTTTGCCATATAATCCATTGTATTTGATAAATTAAATTCTTGTGGGGTAGAAACGAATATTAATAATTTTATTATATCGCTAAATAAAGTAGTATTATAATAACCGTCTATAGGATATGAACGAAATTTAAAAGAGATACTTAAGGGTTCTGCTGCTTTAGGAAATTGTTGTGTCCAGTCATCAGTTATAAGTGGTGGACGATAATCTTCATTTTGCTGTGCAAACATTTTTATCCATTTATTTTGCGTAAATTCCTGTATTTTTTTATTAATTGTTGCTACAGGAGAATCACCCCATGATGTAGAATATTCAATTCTTGGAATTTCTTCGATAATCCCCGTTATTGTTGTCCGTCCATCTAAAAAATTTGCAAGCGCTATTTTATCTTCTTCACACGTAGTAACAGTCAATTCAAACGTATGCGCTTTTGTATATGGCGAATCATTTATATCAATTCTATTTGATTCAACAGGTTGATTGTAATAACTTATTAATGCCATATATTATGCTCCTATACCTAAAACAGTATTTGGCAATTTATTGCGCTGTATTCTTTCTCTTTCATCATTCCATTTTTTAAGAATTTCAGTAATAGTGTTAATGTCTTTCATCAAGTTTTTATCTGGGGTATTTTCTTTTTGTGCAGACGATACATAACTTGTATTTATCATTGACTTTGTATTATCAGCATTAATTACATTAGATATATTGCTGTTATTGTTATACGGTATCATATTTGCTGTAGCAGTAACAGTTTTATCTTCTATTTTAGAAAGACAATTTTTTAATTCATTAAGTGTTTTTGTGATCGGTTCTAATGTTGCAGTAAATAAATTTTTAGTAACGCCGTCTTTAACAGATGTTTCTGTTTTATTTTTTTCATTCTCATTGCCACCAAATATCCATTTAATACCATTTACTACTGCTTTTATTAAGTTTCCAAATAATCCAGTAATTAATGTAATAAGTGTATCACCTATCATTTTCGCGAATCCAACGGTTGCGTCATAAACCATTCCACCAATCATTTTGAAACATTCTACTATTTTTTTAACCGCATCTATAATTTTATCACCGAAAAGTACAAATAATGCTATAACACCACCGATAAGCAATACTATTGCGGCAACAACTAATACAACGCCTCCTGCAATTAATAGATATTCACCTATTGCTAGAACCATTTTAAATGCATTTAATGCTATATTTGCAGCATGTTCAATTATAGTACACATTTTATCAAATAATATACCTGATAATTTCATTGTGTGCTCTATACCAAGGAATAGTGTTCTTAATGCATGGAAAGCAATTTCCAAACTCCATTTGGCAACTGCATATCCAACTCTTATTATATGCCATGCAAGCTGCAAGGTATTAATTAATAAAGCAGGGCCTTTAAACAATAAAAATGCTAAACCGGCATAGAATATTATTTTATCACGTATTTCTATTATTTTATCTTTTGCTTGTTCTGATAATTTACTCCAAAGTCCTTTAAAGAATGCTATACCAAGTATAATATATGGTAATAAGTGCATAAATATTCCAGCAATTAATGCTATAGGATTTAATATGCCTTTTAATATATTACCTAAACCAGACATAAATTGTTTAGCATCAATAGGAAATTTTGGTGGTGCAATTTTGTTTTTATTTTCATTTATATTAATTACTTGTTCTTTATTTTTATTAGGATTTAATAATCTATTTCTATCTTCCGCCTGTTGTCGTTTTGTTTCATTTGCAATTATTGCTTTCGTATTATTACTTTGAAGCGCTTGCTCTTGTTTGGATGTTTGTTTAATTGCTTCTGTATTTGCATTTAAACCTTCTACAAAACAATCTTTTATTTTTCCTAATGCGATTAAAACAGGCTCATTTGCAGAAACTGCTACCGCAGATCCACCTTCTCCTACAAATGCTTCATTCGTTTTTATTGCAGCAGTTAATGCATCCGTCAATTGTGTATCTTGATTTGCTGCAGTAGTTTCTGATTTTTTATATACAAAATCTGACATTACCCCGACAAGGGTTGTTAAATTTTTATTAATATTTTCAAGGTTATCTCGTATGACTGTAAGTCTAGGTACTATTAATTCGGAAACAAAATTACTAAGCGTTATAACAGTTCCTCTGTTACCACTTATATTAGTTGCTAATTTTTTTAATAAGTTAATTTTTTCAGCTTCGTCTTTTATAGTATTAATACGATCTAATTTTTCCATATATACTATTTATAGTTTTGGATTTTTATAATAAAAAATCACTCCGGTTTAGGAGTGATTTATGTTTAAAATTAATATTTTTAGAAGTATTTTCCACCTTCAAAGTCAGTTTTTACTTTTGTTCCATATTTTCCAACTTTATAATAATAGTCGTAATCTTCTGATTTATATACTTCTTTATTAGGCGTATATGTTCCTTCCTCGTTATATTGCGAATAATATGCAGAATACGGAACATCGTATTGGTCAATTAATACTTTATTATCAAATGATATTGTCTGGTCATCATTATTACCGAATCCTGATAATGAACTATATGATTTAATAGTTAACCATTCATTTGTATATTTTGTAGAAATTTCATCTTTATAACCAGACAATTCTCCGTCATGCTTTGCATAAACTGGAACTCCGTTGATTGTTCCAAGATAATCTCCAGCATGAGCAGTAACTGGTCTATGATGTAACATTGACTGACCGCTGACTGAAACATTTTCAGGAATCCATATACTAGAAACGGCAGTCAATAATTTTGCATTTTCGTCATATGTTGTCAATTCATCAGTTTCACGATATTCATATGTTGTTATATATGCTGAAGTTTCTATACCGGAAATAGATGAAGGAACAATAGTTGTTTTTGGACTTCCATTCAATACATAACTTGGGCCGACTTTGGTTTGATAAATTTTACTAAATGCATATGGAGTAATCAAAGAACCATCTTTATTACCAAATGTAACTGCATGATATAAATAATCACCTCTGTTTAATGTAATATATGTATTAATTTTTTCAATAATCTGTGCATCCTTAATTGGTTTATAAAGAAATGCTTCCATAGTAAATGTAAATGAAACTGTAATACGTCTCCATTCCTCTTCACCCATAGAATCACTCTGAATATCCCAATTTAATGAATTGAGTTTCATTTTGATACTTCTTCGTTTATTAAAAAACCAGAATTCTTTAACATCAAAGAATGCCGCTGGTTGGAATCTTACCGCGATTTGTTCGACAATTTGTTCAGCATCTGTCATTTTTTCACAGTTTGCTTCCATTGAAACAGTAATATTATAAGGAACTGGTTGAACGTCTGACCAGAATTTTTCTTGCTGATCACAAACTAATCCGGCGCTTTCTAAGTCTTTATTATAGAAAGCACGAGTTTCATATATACCTTTTGCACGATCTGATGCAAACTCCATGCTATCTAATCTATAGGCAAGATTTGGTAAACTTATATAGTATTTCTTACCAGATTCCTGTTCAGTTCTAAAGTCATGTGACTTGTTTCTAGGACCGAATTTAATTGGAACATTGATTGTTTTGACTGGCTCTCCAAACTTATTATAACGAATAACGTTTAATTCGTTAAAGAAATTTTCGAATCCAATGAACAGACTACGCATGGTATCTGCATAAAAATAATTAGCTGGATAACCGAAATTAGGAGCGCCGTCAGCAGTTCCTTTCCAGAATCCATGTAAACTTGGGTCGTACCCGGATTGTGTATAATTTGCCATATACTTATTTATTATTTTTAAATTGTTTTAAAAATTGTGCGCCATAAGTTTTTTTAATATAATTCATAATATTTCGTATTTCATTATATTTTAAAAGTTTTATATTATTATCTATCATACATTGATATTTTGCTTTATATTCATTTTGTATTTTTTCATTTAAAATATTAAAAGGACATCTAAAATTACCATTTTTATCAAAAAAATGATCTCCTTTTATTTCTATTATTTCATTTTTTATTTTAAAATCTGGAAAATAATAATGTTCTTCATTATTTGCAATATAGCTAAATTTAATATTGGGATGATATTCAAAATCAATATTATGATCTTTTAACCAAATATAATAGGCTAATTCCCAAGATGAATCAAAATTTATATTATTGTATGTATATTTTTGTTTACTTTTTTTATGAATATCATGAGATTGTCCTATATATTTAACACCGTATTTTTCTAAGCATGTTTTTATACTTTGTTCTTTAAAATCAGAATATTCTAAATATGAAGAAACACCATATTTTTCTAAGCAGGTAGTTATACGCTTATTTTGAACATCTGGATTTTGCATAGGACTATATGTACCATATTTATCTATATTTGTTTGTTTTATTTGTTCTTTTATATTATCATTTTGAAATACGCATTTATGACCATATTTTTCTAAACAAGTTTCTTCAACTTTTTGATAAATTTCAGGACATTGGGCAGGTGCATTAACTCCATATCGTTTTTGACATGTTTCTTTAAATTTTTCTTTAAAATTCAAAGATTTTGAATAATGATTTACACCGTATTTTTCTAATAATGTATTTTTTGATTTCTTTTTATTGTTTTCACTTTGAAACGAATATTCTACTCCATATTTTTCTAAACATGTTTTACGACTTTGCTCTTTAAATTCTTCTGATTGTGACGCAAATTCAGTACCATATTTTTCTAAACATGTTTGTTTAGATTTATCTTTCATAGATTGTAGTTTATTAGTACTTGTTACACCATAACGTTCTAAACATGTTTGTTTATAGTGTTCTTTTGCTTCTGGCGATATTCTAGCACATGCATTAGAACAATGATGCTTATAACCTTTTGAAATAGATTCGAATTTAGTTGGTTTTCCACAAATTAGACATATACCTTCATTTTCTTTTTTTAAATATTTATCATAATAATCTTTAGCGGTTAATGGTTTATGATAATTCTTAATGTGACTTGAAAATGAAAATATAGTATTGTACGTTTTTCCACAAATTTTACATATAAATATATTATCAGACATGATTAGCCTTTACTTATTAATTATGTTTGTTTTGGCTGAATCTCACATATTCAGCCTTATTTTATTTATATTGTGAAAGTGAGGATATTTGTATTTTTCAGAAAAACATGGATCTTCGTGGACATTTGCAAGAAGTAGAGATGTCAAAAGAAGAAATGGATGAATATGTAAAATGTTCTAGTGATATTTTTTATTTTTCCAAATACTTTTATATTTTAACTGATGAAGGTGAAGCACCAATACATCTAAGAGAATATCAAGAACGTATAGTTCGTTGTCTTGTTGGAAAATATTATGATAAAGAAGGTACTATTAGAAATAATAGAATAATAATGCAAGGTAGACAAACAGGAAAAACTACTTTAGCGACATTGTATATTTTATGGTATGCTTTATTTAATGGCGATAAGACTATTGCTGTTCTTGCTAACAAGGAAGACCAAGCAAAAGAAATTATGCTTCGTATTCGTTCCGCAATTTTGAAACTTCCGCTTTGGTTACAACAGGGAATTAATCCTGATAGAGGCGGTTGGTCAAAAGAAAGTATCGGTTTTGATAACGGAACTAAGATATTCTGCGCTGCTTCTGGTTCTTCTGCTATTAGAGGTAAATCTGTTGACTTAATGCTTGTTGACGAATTTGCGTTCTTACCTGAAGAAGAAGCTAAGGACTTCATTAAGTCAGTTTTCCCTACTCAATCTGGTAGAAAGGATGCTATGATGATTCTTATTTCTACCCCGCATGGCATGAATGAATTTTATAATATCTGGATGAAAGCTATTTCTGGGGCAAGTTCTTATGTTCCTGCAAAGATTCAATGGTATGAAATTCCTGGAAGAGACGAAGCGTGGAAAAAGAGAATGATTCGAGACTTCGGTATTCAAATGTTCCAGCAGGAATATGCTTGCTTGACAGGTGACCATAAAATAACAGTTCGATCTGAAGAAGGAATCGAACTGACAGAACCTATTTCAAAGTTATATGAACTTTGGATGGACGGTTTTTTAAGATAAAAAACTACACAATATTTTGGTATTGTTCTGCAAAAGTTCTAAATATTTCAATATACATTTTAATTATATTGGCGGTTTCTTTTGCGCTAAATTGTTTAACCGTATCATCGTCAGAATTAATAAAGTCTATTTTTAATTTAATTGTCGCATATACGGAACGTTGGTTTACTGAATATCCTAAAATATCTATTCTTGTACCGTTATCTATATTTTGTCTTATATACGGAGCAAAATATTTATTTAATTGCTTAATGTAACTTTTAATGTCCGTATTTATTTCATTACGCATTTCAAAAATTTTAATTTTTAAAATCGCAAATGCATCAGTCTTTGTAACTTCTACACCTTTTAATGCGCAGTTATCAATATCATGAACCATTAACAATAATTGATTTTTTAATAATACATTATTTGATTTTTTCTTATCAATTTTTATCGTATTCTTCTTAAGTTGCTCAAGACAATAATTGGTTGGGACCATGGAATTATAGCCTTCATTATAAAAATTAATAACCGATTCCATTAATTCTTTTGGCATCTTTATTACATTATATCCAAAAGTTCTGATATTTTTAACTATTCTATTATAATATTTTGAAAAATCATTATTTTGTGAATTTTCGTTAAGTGATATAGATGAATTAATAAAATCGACTGGATTGACATCATTAATATATGCTTCGAACATTTTTTCTAGGTTAAGGTTAATATCTTTACCAAGATTTTTAACCTTTCTTTCTACAATTCTTTCGATTTCTTTTTTATAATCTAAAAATTCCATAAGTTTCGTGTCCCAATAGTAGTCTTTTATTATTTATAGTTTAGGGGTTTACAATTATTTTGAAAAATGTTATATTTAGCTCAAACATTTAACAAAAAGGAAAAACATCTATGAAAAAAATCTATTCAATCTTTATTATGTTGGCGTTTGCACTCTTTACAGGTTGTACGACAGTCGACGAAACAGAGAGAGGCGTTGTTTTGGAATTCGGTAAGTATTCCGAAACTTTTGAACCGGGTCTTCATTTCTATAACGTCTTTACAAAGGAAGTTATTGGAATTCCGGTTAAGACACAGCTCGAAACCATGCGATTGGAGTCCGGTTCTAAGGACTTGCAGACAGTGAAGGTTGAAGTTAACGTTAACTATCACGTAAATCCTGTGTCAGTTGGTAAGCTTTATTCAACTTATGGACGTGATTATGTAGCAACTATCTTACAGCCGAAGATTAAGGAAACTATTACTGGTGTGACACCGCAATATGTTCCTGAAGAAATGTTACAGAAGAGAGAAGAGATTAGAGCACGTATGGAATCTGCATTGACTTCTAAGCTTGATTCTGCAAATGCTAATATTATTGTTGATGGTTTTACGATTACATCATTTACTTTCTCTCAGGCATTTGATACTGCTATTGAAGAAAAGCAGGTTGCAGAACAGAAGGCATTGAAGGAAAAGAACGTTCTTAAGCAGATTGAATATCAGAATGAACAGAAAGTCGCGAAAGCAAGAGCTGATTCTATCGAAATGGCAATTAAGATGGCAACATTGAAGTCCCAGTCTGGTAAGGAATACTTGATGCTCAAATGGATTGAAAAGTGGAATGGCGAGCTTCCGAAGTTTACATCAGATAATAAGATTATCCCGATGGTAAATGGATTTTAAAAATAATATTCTCCTTACTTAAGGCCAAAACAAAAAATACCGGTATTTTATGCCGGTATTTTTTATTCTTCAATTTTTCTGTTATCTTTTGTTTTAGTCAATCGCCATTTTAAAAAATCTCTAACTTTTTGTAAATTTGGATATCTGACAACTTGATTTTCTGTCAAATCATTCCAAATATCCATATAGCCATTATACCAACAAATAAACCACCAATAATTTTGTGTGCCATATGCTCGATAAGAAATAATGTCAGGCCTACATTCATCCATTTTTCTTACCAATAAATAAGAATCTTTTCCAAAATCATATCCGTCTTGGAAAAAAGAACCTAAATCATATTGTGCAATATTATCGACTAGTTCTTTATTTAAAAAATTAGTTCTAGTAGTTATATTATCCATATTAATATTTATAATGTTTAAATAAATAGAATATTATTATGTTTTAATTTAACAGTAATAAATTTATTATATTTAATAGTTATGTTTCATATAGTCTGTTTGACAAAATCATATAACTGGGATGATTTATATACATGGTTTAAATATCATGATATAATGGGTTATTATATACATTTAATAGATAATGATTCTGATTTTGAAATTTCTTTTAAAATTAAAAATATGATAATTAATACTAGACATACTTATGAAAAAATTGAAGGATGGCCGAATCAATGGCAGCTATTTAATAATATATTGAATAATAACAAATATAACATCAATAATAATGATTTTATAACATTTATAGATGATGATGAATATATCTGGTATAAATCCGATACTGAAAAAATTGAGCAATATATAAATAAGCAATTATCCAGTTTTAATTATAATAGTTTTCTTGTTCCTGAAATTTTAATGAGTACACATGAATTAATAGATAATCGGACAAAAAATTATATTTATACTCATCTGTATAGGCGTAATGATTTTGCTACACAAGGTAAGGCGATTATTAAATATAATAAAAAATATGAATATGATTTTTCAATTAAAAGCGGTGACGAATTAGGACATGTTCCAGTCATATATAGTTCAACCGAAAATTTAGATAAGAAAAGATATTCTATAGTAAATAATTCAGGAATAAGTAATACTACATATGGAATAACCGCTTATTCAGCAAATTTGCGTTTTTATCATTATCATATTAAATCTTTAATGGACTGGGATAAAAAAATTAAACGAGGAAGCGCAGCGCTTAATTATCAATGGTATAATGCAGATATTACAAAAAATAAATATTATGATAAATATGATATTGTAGATTATACCATGTTTGAAACGTTAAAACAATTAAATATATAAGTGAAGGAATTTTAATGAATAAATCTAATATTATAGAAAAAGAAATTTTACTTACAAGAATTGAATTTAAACAGTATTTTGAGGCATTTGACAAATATATTAATAATGAAAATAGCAATGCTGAACTGACCTATATAGCACTTAAAACATTAAATAAATTTAAACCGGAATATGATAAAATTATTTCTGGAATTTATAATCCGGATGAAGATGTAAAATTTCAGGAATATAAACAACAAGTCAACCAATTAGCAATTAAATATGCTGATCGTGATGAACAAGGTGAAATTGTACTAAATAATAATAAGGAACCTATTATTACAGAACAGATTATAGAGTTTCAAAACGAATTGAAACAATTAATCGATAATAATAAAGAGCTTCTTGAACAAGTTAATAGTACAAATGAGAATAATTTTAAATTTT